GTTCTCATGATCAAGAATCCGGGTTTTGATTATGATAAGATTATTGGGAAATACCATGAAATCGACGTCAAATTGAGAGAAGGATTGCAGTATCGAACAATGGAACACATTTCTGATAAGGAATATTTCAGAAGTTTCGAATTACTGCCTGTGTGGTTTGGAAACATGCAGAGCATCAGCACTAGGTTGTGTGCAAACGTGAGAGTGAAGAAAATGACTCCTCAGGAATTTGTTGATAGTAGACCATCGGGAAAATACCAGGTTTACTCTGAAGCACTTGAGGAGTTGAGAAGGCAGAGGTACTTAATGCCTAAGGATGTACATGTGAATGTTTTCGTTAAGTGGGAACTAGTTGCGTCTGGTGGCAAGGACCCTCGCATCATCTCTCCTCGCTCTTACAAATACAACATTTTGCTCGGTCAGTACATTAATAAACACAATGAACTGGCTATATACTCCGGTATAGATGCTTTGTGGGGGGAAGTTTCAGTTTTCAAGCATTGCAATTTACAAGCGATGGCGGCTGAAATAGTTAGGAAGTGGGGTGATTTCACTTCACCAGTAGCGGTAGGATTGGACGCGAGTAGGTTTGATCAACATGTGTCGAAGTCGGCTTTGCAGTTTGAGCACTCTGTCTACAAGAAATTGTGGCCAGGGGACAAAGAATTGCATGACCTTCTGAGATGCCAACTTGCAAATTATTGCAAGGGAAAAGGAGACTTGTACGATTTTGAGTACAAAGCAACTGGTAGGATGTCTGGAGATATGAACACTTCAGTCGGTAATGTGATTTTGATGACCTCTGTGTTACTTCATTGGAAGGAAGCGCTGGGTTTTGAATTCAAGCTAGTGAATAACGGAGATGATTCTGTTGTTATAATGGAGAGTGATAATCTTGAGAGATTTCTCGAGGGATTTGATCTCTTCTTTGTAGCATATGGATTTAACATGGTCGCAGAAGACCCTGTTTACTCCGTGGAGCACATTGAATTTTGTCAAATGAAACCTGTCCATCTTGACAGCGGGTGGATGATGGTCAGGAAACCGACGAGTGTGTTCAAAGATATGATTGCCATTTCGTCTAGAGGCGTAGCGCATTATGACAATTACTTACGTGATGTTGGAATGTGCGGGCTTTCTCTTTATGCAGATTGCCCTCTTATCGGCGTGTTTTACAACGCGCTTAGTTCTCGCGGAAAAGAACGGTTGGAGGGTGAACTTAAGAGTGGTCTTGCCTATTGGATGAAGCAGGAAGGGCTTGTGAAGG